TGGTGGCCCTCAATCACCTCCTGGCGCACCGCAAGGCCTACCGATGGGCGCACCTCCTGGCGCACCTCCTGGCGCACCTCCTGGCGCACCGCAAGGCCCTGATCCTGCTATGGAGGCCCAAGCAGCAGCTGAATCTGCAAAAACTGATCTGGCCCAATCAGGTCAGCAGATCGATACCACGCTCAGGACAAAGGAACTGGACCTAAAGGAACGCGACATGGATTTGAAAGAACGCGCATTTGAGCAGAGCAAGATCGATAAAGACCAAGACAGCCGGATCAAGTTGCTGGAAGTGGAGATCAAATCCGCCAGGGATGCTGGGAGAGGGGTCGGCGTATGAGGAGTCGAATGTGGCTGCACCAGGATGGGCAGATGTATGCTTACCCGCCGGATCATGGTCCGATAAAAAAATCTGACGTTTATAGCGGAATCAATTTCATCACGCTATTCAAGCCTTATCGGAATGTGATCGATGGGCGGGAAATAAGTACACGCCACCAGCATCGTGAATTCCTCAAAATAAATAACTGCGAAGAGGTTGGCGAGGAGAAACCCAACTGGATGCGAGAATCAGAGTATCTCACCGCACACGGAGCGCCAGTCGAGGCGCTTCCACGGGGAGAAACGCCCATCGAATCTGATGGGTTGACTGAACATGAGCGCGGAAAATTTGATGTGAAATTTGAATATCAAGATGTACCGTCCGACTTGATGGAGGAAGCTGTAGATGGTTGATGGCATCCAGGAAGAAATTGGATCGGCTGAAACCGAAGAGAGTACCTTTGAAGACGATTTTCGGGCTGAGTTTGATGCTGCGATTGATTCTGACGATGACGAAGCTGGCGAGGCGACGGCCACCAGCACCGGCGCTCCTGACGGGGACACCGGGGAAAACGACATCCAAAGCGAATCGGAGCAAGAATGGTCCGACGATGGTGATGTGGATGATGGTGCAGAAGAGGCTTCCGATGGAACGCCTGATTTCGCACCCCCGCAACACTGGAGCGCCGAGAATAGGGCGCAGTTCGATGAATTGCCCGTGGAGAGCAAAGAGGTCGTTGTTGATCTCTACAAAGGCATGGAGGCCGCACACACCAGACGCAGCATGGAACTAGCGGATAAGCGCCGTGACTTTGCTCCATTTGAGGAGGCAATCGCAGGCACGGGAATTCCTCTCGCGCAGGCTGTGGAAGAATTAGCAGGAATCCACAGGGCTATGCAGAGCGACCCCGAGGCAGAACTAAAACGGCTTGCCACAAAACACGGCATCCGATTGGAAGCACCGAGGCGTAGCAACAGAGATCTCGAAGATGAGTACGATGATGACGATGAATTCAGTGATCGGGATCCAGAACTTGAAGCCATGCGGAATGAATTGAGTGAAGCGAAGCGAGAAATCGCAGATGTGAAGCTCGGCCAGACCCGCACAGCTCAAGCGGAGACTGCCGCTAGAGTCAGCGAATTCGTTTCATCAAAAGACGCAAAGGGTAATCTGTTGCATCCTCACTTCGAGGCTGTTCAATCGGAAATGGTGAATCAGGCCAATGCTGACAGGATGAGTGGCAAGTCCTCGACGTTGGAAACGCTGTATGAACGCGCACTCTGGCTTGTGCCGGAAGTGCGAGAAAAGGTGTTGGAAGAGCGGGAAAGCACCGCATCCATCACCGACAAGAAACTAAAACAAGAAAAGCTGAAACGGGCTAGGCGAGCTGGCCTCGGAGCGCGGGGGACGAGTAAATCACCTCCGCAGCGGGATTCAGTTCCTGAAAGTTTCGAGGACCATTTCATGCAAGAACTCAGGTCCGCTTCAGCATCGTAACTGGGGAAGGGTGAAAATGGTGACAGCCAATGGCTGATCCAAATCTGACAGAACTTGCCACTACCACGCTAAGAAAGAGATCGAAGGTGACCGCCGATAACGTTTCTAAAGGCAACGCTCTTCTGTCCCTTCTGAATTCCAATGGGCGCGTTAGATCGGCAGATGGTGGTAGAACGATAATTGAAGAACTCGAATATGCGGAAAATGCGACCTTCAAGTATTATTCGGGCTATGAGGTGCTGGACGTATCGAAACAGGTCGTATTCAGCGCCGCCGAGTATAACTGGAAGCAGGCCGCAGTAGTGATCTCTGCGTCGGGCCTCGAAACTGAGGTGCAGAATACCGGCATGGAGGCGGCCATCAAACTTCTGGCATCCAGAAGCAAGAATGCCGAGCGGACAATGGGAAATAACCTCTCGACCGGTATTTATTCGGACGGGACCGGGACGAGCGGCAAGCAGATCACAGGACTCCAGGCCTTGGTGGCCGATGACCCGAGTTCGGGAACTGTGGGTGGCATCAACAGGGCCAACTTCTCGTTCTGGGCGAACAAGATCTATGACTTCTCGACGGAAAGCATCACCGCATCGTCCACAACGATTCAGGCCGCGATGCAGAATGTCTGGCTTTCCACGCAGAAGGGCAACGAACACGCCGATGTGATCGTAGCGGGGACAACCTACTACACCTACTTCTGGACCTCGTTGACCGCGATCCAACGCATCACCAGCACTGACAAGGCCATTTCGGGCTTTCAGTCTTTGATGTTCTTGAATGCGCCGGTAATTTATGACGGCGATAGTGGACTTGCTGCCACCAGGATGTATTTCTTGAATACCGAATACCTCTCATGGAGGCCTCACACCAAACGAAACATGGTCCCTCTCGTCAAGAGGGATAGCGGAAATCAGGACGCAATCGTGATACCACTGGTCTTCGCTGGAAATTTGACAATGTCCAACGCTTCCCGTCAGGGTCTCGTTCTCGCGTAATGAAAGGAGGAATACGATGGTTTTAGTTCAGACGCCTCCGGGCGTGAAATTGGATGAGGTTGTAGCTGGCACTGGAACAAGTTCAGACGAGGCGGCGCAGTTTCCCGTTGGTCAGGTCGCTGAACTGGATAAGAACGGCGAGGCGATGTATGTCCACGCCTCTGCTGCGATAGCGGTTGGTGATTTTGTTGGAATTGACGAGGCTTACGAGTCGGCTCCAATCACCAAGGCTATGGCAGACGATGGCTGGATGGTCGGCGTCTGTGTCGATGTCGCTATTGCTGACAATGAATTCGGTTGGGTTCGGATGCGTGGCACTGGATTTAGCGGAATGTTGCTGACCAGTTGCGCTGCGGATGTCCCTCTTTACACTTCGGCGACAGCCGGAGCTTTGGACGATGCGAGTTCATCGCAGACTCAAATCCGTGGCGTGGTGACTACGACTGCGGTTGGGGGCGGTGGTGCGGCGGTAAGCCCACTCATCGTAACCACTCGCATGAGAAGCACCACGTTCTAGAAGTTTGTAATTCTTGTATTGGGAGGGGGGCTTCGGCTCCTCTCCCTTCACAGGATTCTTGGCCTAAAGCTATCTGTCCAGGGCGGGCAGACTGAACCACGGGGGTCGGAGGAGGCCAGAATCCCTTTCCCGTGTCCAATCTCGATCCCCGTGGCCGAGCCAATCCCGCCCAAAAGGGAAAGGACCAAAATATGGATCTTATGACTTCAGATGAGGCCGTTGCATATGGTCAGCAAATGGCTGGCGGCGGCGATCCAAACGATACATCAATGCCGATCTTCTTTTATAAGCCGGTGAAAAATGTAGCAGCAACGGCTGAAAAGGGGCGTGACATATACAATGAAGTTGCATATGTGACGATTCTTCTTCCTGGCATCAAAGGGGAAGAGCCAGTCCATAAGGTGTCCGATGCTGAGAAAACCCGGTGGCCTCAACAGTGGGCTGCATTCCTCGCCAAGGAAGAGCAGCCGGTCACTGGCACGCCAATCGAAGCCTGCTCCATCATATCAAAGTCCTGGTGCGGTGTTTTGAAAGGCAAGAACATCAAAACAGTTGAGGCACTGCTGAACATCCCAGACACAGCACTGACTGAGTTGGGGCCAGAATCGGTCAACATCCAGCACAAGGTCAAGGTGTGGGCTGACACGAATGCCCACGCCCGAGACCTAGAGAAAAAACTCTCGGCACTGGAAAATGCTGGTCAGGCCAAGGAAGAGGACACCAAACACACCGAAATCGAAAATCGGCAGCTTAAAACATCATTGGACAAAATAAAGGAGGGTTACGCAGAACTGAAATTGAAGTATGATGCGCTTGTTGATGGGGCCGGTGGCGCTGATCTTATGCCACTGGAGACAGCCCTGGTAGCAAAGGGGTGGCCGATAGGCGATGCTTTAGATGTTCTTGATGCCGCAATTATGAGTATCAGGAAAGCCACCAAAAAAGATTTGGAAGAAATTCGGGGATAGGGAGAAGGTCAAGCGGCGTGAGCCTCCTGACGATTGTTGAGCAAATAACAACTGAGAACGGATGGCAGAAGCCTGCTACGGTTATTGCGAACACGGATGAGGTGATTGTCCGCATCCTGGCCCATGTGAACCGTGCGGGAAAAGAACTGATCGATCTCGTGGATTTCATCAGCCAGAAAAGGGTTCATTCTTTCAATACGGTTAATGGAACCGCCGCATATGCTCTGCCATCGGATTTCCTAAGATTCAAGATCGGCACGATAAACGATAAGACTAGCCAGGTTGCATACAACGGTCCTTTGTCTGATGAGGCCTGGGAAGCCATCGCCTCACGGGGCGACACTGCGGCGATAGATCCCACCTTCAAAGTGATTGCTGCCACCACCACACCATTTGCCAACCAGTTCAACATTACACCCACCCCAGGCGGCGTAGAAACCACACAATTCAGATATATGTCTAACGGCTGGGTAAAGCTGAATGGGAATGGTGCGAGAACGACTGAATTTGGACTTGCGGCTGATTCAGCCAACTCGTCAGATTCTGACGTATCCCTCGTCGATGAAGAACTCGTGAAGTTGTGGGCCACCTGGACGTTCTTGGAAACGCAGGGTTTCCCATTTGCAGCGGCACAGGACCGAGCTGAAAACAGGTTTTCCAGATACATCGCCAGGGACGGCGGGACAGAAGTTCTTGGTGTCGTTGCGCCTGACTTCAATGAGAGTATTTTCGCTGCTCACACCCCATTCAGGGGGTTCTAATAAATGCCGATCAGGAATGCAGTGGCACTGGCGAACAGACGGAGGCGGCAGGCATCTGCTGGAAATTCCCGAATGTCCGCGCAGTTGCGGCAGCGTGAGGCCCCGATTGGCGGCCTGAATACCCGTGACACATTCGACAACATGAAGAACGAGGACGCCATTTCGTTGCTGAATTGGGTTCCTGGCACAGGCGGACTGACTGTGCGGCAGGGTTATTCCAGCCACGCCACCGGCGTTGGTTCGGGTGATGTTTTGACGGTCGCTGAATTCAATGCGGCTGGAACGCAGAAACTCATCGCCTTTTCGGATACGGCTGCATATGACGCCACTTCCGCAGGCAGTGCTTCTTCCTTGAAGACTGGCCTGACCAGCAATGGAAGATGGGACTATGTGAACATGAATGGGTCGATTGCCTTTGTTGATGGGGCGAATGTTCCGCAGGTTTATGATGGCTCCACATGGGGAAACTTAACGATCAGCGGGAGCGGATTAACTGTTGCGAATATTATTGGGATAACCTCATTCAAGGGCTTCTCGATTGTCTGGGAAGATGATTCCGCAGATTTCTGGTATTCAGCCGCCAGAGCGCTTGGTGGCACAATGACGAAATTCGCGCTCTCTACTATCGGATCAGTAGCCTCGGGCGGCGGCAAGATAACCGCTGTGGAATCTTGGACCGTTGATGGCGGCTCAGGCGAGGATGACTTCTTTGTGGTGATCATGTCTACGGGACAGGTGATATTGTACGCCGGAACAAATCCCGCTGACGCTGATGCATGGAAGCTCGTGGGCATTTATGACATGGGTAAACCCACAGGCCGAGACACTTTCATCAATCAATCAGGGGACTTGATGGGCCTCCTGGGGGGTGATTACAAGAGGATCACGGGGGAAACGCTGAAAACGGGACAGACCCCAAGAAATGAATCAAAGATGAGCGGGGCAGCGGAAGAGGCGCAGGTACTTTATGGAGCAAATCTGGGATGGTGCGCTGTCAGAAACAAGCAATATGCCGTCTTTAATGTTCCGATCACCACTAGCACATTCCAGCAGCACGTTCTTAATTTAGCCACTAATGCCTGGACGAAATTTGACTCGTGGAATGCTCGATGCTTTGGCGTCTACGATGGGGACATTTATTTCGGAGAAGGAAGCGGGAAAGTTTTTAAGGCATTCTCGGGCGACAATGACGATGGCGACGGAATCGCTTGGGAGGCTCAGACCTCGTGGGATAATCTACGTTCGCCTGCTCAGAAAAAAATGGTTGGCATACGTCCAGTGATGACATCACAGGATGTTCTGTCCTTGGGTATCGGCTTGGCCTTTGATTTCGGGGTAGCATCATCCCCACAACAGATCACGCAAGGGACTACCGGGGCGCTTTGGGATGACGCTCCCTGGGACTCGTCTTCATGGTCGCCAGAAATCACTGCCCAGAAACAGATGCGCGGGGCTTCAGGGTCTGGCATTGTGGTTAGTGCTGTAATTCGCGGCAACACAAAGAATCAGACGGTAAAGTGGTTTAGAACAGACTTTCTATGGGTTCCAGGAGGCGTGATGTAATGGCGATTAATCTTCAAGACCCCTTCAATTTGGCCGGAATAACCGATCCGGCTGAACGAAATGTACTCCTCCAGGGCGGCGTGAATAGGATCGATCAGACGGTTCCTGGGGGCAGAATTGAATACTCTGGGCCGGGGCGTTCAGCGTCCACGATCACCCTAGATCCTGCGCTCCAGAACATATTTGATGCGAGGACTGAAGCCGCCCGTTCAGCGGCTAATGTCGCCGGTGGGCTTATTACTGGGCTTGAGGGTGGTCGCGCAGGAGTTGAGAAGGCTTTTTACGACAAACAGATCGGCCTCCTGAGTCCAACTCTGGATCAGAACGAGTCGACCCTGGAGTCACAGCTATTGAACAGGGGCCTACCAGAATCGAGCGAGGCCTACGCAAATGCTTATAATTTGCAGGCCCGAGATCCGAGGTTGAGGGCTTACAATGATGCGGCATTGAACGCGATTCTCTCTGGAGGAAACGAACTGGCAAACACGACGACTGCTGCAAGGAATCTTTTCAACCTTGATCCAAATACTGGGATTCCAAACACGCAATCATTCACTGCGCCTGCGGCGGTAGATGTCACTGGAGCCGAGCAGTTGAAGTTACAGGCGAACGTCGCGGCGAATAATGCCAAATTAGCGGCAGATAAAATCAAAGCCGACATCGAAGCAGGGAACTTTTCGGCTCTTACAACTCTAGGATCGGCAGCAATAACTGGTTTACTCACCGCAGCGGATACCTCGATAGGTGGAAAAGTCGCCTCATCCATTTTGGCTGGGGCTGCATCGGTTGGCAAAAGTGTCTATGGATTCTTGAAAGAGCATCTGGGGTTTGGAGCAGAAGCGGTCACAGACGCGGTTCAAAGCCTACAACAAACCGCACAGATTCCCCCCTCGGGCGAATTCTATCCAGATCTTATCCCGTCAGGCGTATTCCCCTCGACAGATGTTCCACGTCCCCCCGCTGGTGGTGCTCTCGATGTTGGACGGATAGATATCGGGAAGATCCCCAGTCTGCCAGATGCTCTAACTCCCCCCAGTAACCCGTATTATATGAACGAGGGTATTGATGACCTTTTCACTGGGAATATAGGCCCCTCCCCCGAACTAATAACAGATCCAACTGTTCTGGGAAAAGACCTGACTGGAAAAGTAAACCAAGCCATGTTGAATGATCCGAATTTTCAACTCATTGACCCCACCATAGATATCGGGGTTACTCCCAGCCTGCCATTTAGTGATGCGAATCTAATAGCCGAAAACTTTCCTCTCGGTCCTCAAGCACCACTCCCGGCAGGCGCTCCAGATTTCTATCCAAATCTCACTGGCGCACTCACGGGGACACCGGCACAAATTTCTGCTCAACAAGCTGCCACGTTGTATCCCGGCGCTGGTGGAGAAGCGGCTGCACAAGTCGCAGCAGCAGCCCCGATTGCTGGGCTGGGTAGCCTGGTTGCTCCAGGGGTGGCTGCAATAGCGTCAGTGGCGCTGGACCTGATCGTAGAGGGAAAGATCACAAACACCACAGGAGGAAAGGCCGCTACGGCAGCAGGAACGGCGGTTTTAGCTAGTACTTTAGGGTTCTCTAATCCGGTAACATTCATCCCCGCTCTTGTTGTGGCGTTTGCAGCTTACAACAAAAATAAAAACGCAAACAGAACGAGATCTGATGCACATCAGACCTACATCGATGCTCAGTACGCCATGAGAGATAATCCACATATC